GGAGATGTGTATAAGAGACAGGAGCGGGAGGAGTAAACATGACCAACCAAGAATACAGGGCGCTGGAGGATGCTTTTCTGGCACGGCACGATGCGCTGTGCGAAGAGAAGAGCCCGCTGGAGTGCGATTGTCCGGCCTGCCCCTGCAAGGGTATGTGCGATGCGCTTTGCGCTGCGGAGGTGAATTGATGGACGGGTACACATTGACGCTGGTCATCATCGGAGCCGCAACGGTGAGTTATTGGCTCATGCGGCTGGTGGACAAGCTGGACGGGAAGTAACACAAACGGAGGGAAAGACGATGTATTTGTGTGATTATTGTGGGGCAGCGTTCCATTCGTTGGATTACATCGAGGAAAAGTCCGATGAGTGCGGAAACAGCATAATTTATGTCTGCCCAGAGTGCGGAGAGGAGATTATCCCCGGAGAAGCGGATGAATGTCCTGTTTGCCACGGCTGGAAGCCGATGAAAGCCGCTATGTGCCACAAGTGTGAGCTGGAAACGATCGGGAATTTTAAGCTGGCTATACGGAAGTTTTCCGATGTGCAGCTTGATTATATTTCCGAGCTGACGGAGGGTGAGTATCTCTCGGAGTTTTTGCATAAGGGAGGCTTGGGATGATAAACGGTGTCCTCCGGTACATAAAAGCTACAGTGGAAATCCCATTCCCGGAGGGGAAAATGTGCTGTAACCTCTGCCCACTGCTGGAGACTTATTCGCGAAATCAATGTCGGAGAACAGGCGAGTATCTGTTAGACACGAGAATCGTCGGGGCATATTGCCCGCTACAAGTTGTTGATGAGGAGAAACCCGAATGATGAATATCTACGAGAAAATCGCTGCAATCATGCAGGATGTCCAGTATCTTGCAAAGGACGATCATGTAGAGTTTGGCAGCACCAAATACAAGGCACTGAGCGAGGAGAAGGTAACCTCCATCATGCGTGCGGAACTGCTGAAACACAAACTGGTTGTATACCCCATCGCACAGACAGCCGGGAGAACTGGGAACATTACCCACGTGGATGTCATCTACCGCATGGTCAACGTGGAAAACCCGGAGGAATACATCGAGATTGCATCCTGCGGAGATGGAGCAGACACACAAGACAAGGGCAGCGGCAAGGCCATGACCTATGCGTTTAAGTATATGTGGCTGCGGACCTTTGCGCTTCCCACCGGCGAGGACCCGGACAAAATTTCTTCCGCCGAGCTGGACGAGAAGGAGCGGAACGCTGCTCCGGTGTGTGAGCGATGTGGAGCTGACATTGTGTCCGTCAGGAAGCGCAACGGCGAAATGTGGACGGTAAAGGACATGGTTAAGTACTCCAAGGGCCGCTACGGAGCGCAGATGTGCGCCGGCTGCATGAAGGCTGCAAAGAAGGAGCAGGACAATGTTGCAGGCTGATGTGACCGCCGCACGGTGGCAGCAGGACAGCGATGGGGCGTGGCTGTGCCTCCGGGTACAGTCCCCCGCCTCTGCAATGACCATCTGTGACGAGATGAAGCCGGACAAGCAGTATGTGGCGCAGATCAAGCGCAAGGGCAGGAGCCTTGACGCAAATGCTTATGCTTGGGTTTTGCTGGATAAACTGGCGGCACACTATGGGATTCCGAGGAATGATGTGTACCGGGAAGAAATCAGGATCATCGGTGGTGTGAGCGATGTCGTGTGCATGGTATCAAAGGCGGCGGACGAGTTCTGCCGCAGATGGGAGGCGAAAGGAACCGGCTGGATGGCGGAACAAGGGCCAAGCAAAATTCCTGGCTGCGTGAACGTGGCGGTTTGGTACGGCTCCAGCACCTACGACACAGAGCAGATGTCACGGCTGATTGACCAGATTGTTGCCGATTGCCGAGAAGCTGGAATCGAGACTATGACACCGCAGGAGTTGGATGCGCTAAAATCCCGCTGGGGCGAAGCTCAACCGCTGGGAGGTGATAAAGGTGACTGATGAAAGACGGTGTTTCCTGTGCGGCAGAAATGGTGCAAGTGACCCGCTGGAGCGGCACCACATCTTCGGCGGTGCGTACCGAAACAAGAGCGAGAAATACGGCCTTGTGGTGTATCTCTGCGGCGAACGATGCCACAGGAACGGTGGAAACGCTGTACACCGAAACGGGAATCAAATGCGTCTGCTTCGCCGATACGGTCAGTTAAAGGCCATGCAGGAACAGAGATGGACAGAAGATGACTTCCGCCGTGAATTTGGAAAAAGCTATTTGTAAGGAGGAAAACGATGGTAAACAGAATGATTTTGCAGGGGCGGCTTTGCTCTGACCCCGAATTGCGCCGCACCAACAGCGGAACAGCGGTGTGCAGTTTCCGTGTGGCATGGAGCGAGAAGGTAAAGGACAGAGAAACGAAGCTGTTTCTCTCCTGCGTGGCATGGCAGAGCACGGCAGAGATGATTTGCAAGCACTTTGCTAAGGGCAAGGAGATCGTCGTGGAGGGCAAACTTTCCAGCCGGGAATACGAGGATAACAGCGGCAACAAGCGCACGGTGGTGGAGCTGACGGCGGACCGGGTACATTTCTGCGGCAGCAAGGACAGCGCACCACAGAAGCCCGCACAGACATTCGAGGAGATTTCCGAGGACGACGGCGATTTTCCGTTTTAAGGCGGTGCGCCGATGCCGAACAGAATCATACGCGAGAGCATCTGCACCAGCGACAGCATAGATGGGCTTTCGTGGTTCGAGGAGGTCTTGTTCTATCGGCTGATTGTTTCTTGCGATGATTTCGGACGCTATGACGGACGGGCCGCAATTATCAAAAACAGGCTATTCCCTTTGAAAGAAAATCTTACTCTGAAAACTGTAGAAAACGCCCTTCATGGACTGGCGAGTGCTGGATTGGTTGCCCTTTATACTTCACAGGGCAAGCGCTTCCTCTACCTACCAACATGGGGCAAGTACCAGAGTCAGAGAGCAAAGGAAAGCAAATATCCCGAGCCTGTAGAGCCTACGCAAGCAGATGAAATCATTTGCAAACAAATGAATTCAGATGTTCCCGTATTCGAGAATCGAGAATCGGGAATCGATATACGAGAATCGAGAAGCGAGAATAATGCGCGCGAGGCGCGCTTCTCTCCGCCTTCTTTGGCCGAAGTTCAGGCTTATATCTCCGAACGGGGGTCTGCGGTTGACGCACAGCAGTTCGTCGATTTCTACGCCAGCAAGGGATGGATGGTTGGGAAAAACCGCATGAAGGACTGGAAGGCTGCCGTCAGAACATGGGAGAAGCGCAGAAAGGAGGAAGCCGGTGAACAGCCAACAAAGCAAGAATACCATGTCGGAACATGGCTGTGACATCTGCGGCGGGCTGGGCTACACCGTCCGGCGCACGGAAAGCGGAGAGCTGGTGAGCAGAACCTGCAAATGCGAGATCATCCGCCGAAGCAGGATGCGCATGGAGCGTTCTGGGCTGGCCGGTCTGCTGGACAGTTGCACATTCGGGACATTCCAAACGCGGGAGTATTGGCAACAGGCCGCAAAACAGGCGGCGGAGAAGTATTTGACCGACTGGAAGGGCAAGTGGTTTTTCATCGGCGGCTCTCCCGGCACTGGGAAAACCCACCTGTGTACGGCGATTTGCGCCAAGCTGATGGACGGCGGAATCCCTGTCCGGTATGTGCAATGGCGGGGAGATATTCCGGCAATCAAGGCAAAGACCAACGATGCCGAAGCATACGCCGAAGCCATGCAGCCGCTGAAAACCGTCCGTGCGCTGTATATCGACGATTTTCTCAAGGGGAGCGTAACGGATGCCGACAAAAACATCGCCTTTGACCTGCTGAATGCCAGGTATATCAACCCGGATGCAATCACGATCATCTCCACGGAGCTGACCATTGACCGCATTTTGAGCTGGGACGAGGCAATCGGGAGCAGGATCAACCAGAGGGCGAAGGATTATATGCTGAACATCGGCAAAAAGCAGAATTGGAGGCTACAATGACCAAACGGGAGGAACGGAGATGAAACACCTCGGCGATATTACGAAAATCAACGGTGCAGAGATCGAAGCCGTGGATGTTATCACGGGCGGATCGCCGTGTCAGGATTTGAGCATTGCGGGAAAACGCGCCGGATTGGCCGGCGCAAGGAGCGGATTGTTCATGGAGCAGGTCCGCATCGTAAAGGAGATGAGAGAGCATGACAGAAAGAGCGGACGGACAGGTGACATGGTCAGACCTCGGTTTATGGTCTGGGAAAACGTGCCAGGAGCCTTCAGCAGCAACAAAGGGCGAGACTTCGCGGCAGTCCTCGAAGAGATCATCCGCATCGCAGAGCCGGAAGCCCCCGATATTGAAGTGCCTGAAAAAGGATGGCCAACTTGGGGGGGCTACCACGATGAAGTGGGAGGACGATGGAGCGTGGCTTGGCGAGTGCATGATGCGCAACACTGGGGAGTTCCCCAACGCCGCCGCCGTATCTCGGTTGTCGCAGATTTTGGAGGTGACACCGCAGGAGAAATACTCTTTGAGCGCAAAAGCGTGCCAGGGCATCCTGCGGAGAGCGGAACGGCGCGGGAAAGACTTGCCGGAAACGCTGAAAACGGTGCTTCTTATGCAGTCCGGATCAGGGGGGGCTGTGACGGAGGAGGGAAGGGAGCCTTAGTCCAGACGGAGAAAAGCGGGACGCTTGGGACAGGGAATGACCAGACGATTTTCTGCATGGAAACTCAGCGAGACTGCGTAATACCTTCGCAGGCACTGACAGAGGTTGCAAGCACACTGCGAGCTGGTGCTGGTGCTCCAAAGCATGATGCGGATATTAGAGGAAGGCTTGCGATATCTTACAAGAGAACGATGCGATCCGGTTTTGAAGCAACGCCTATAAACCTGATGGTGGCTACGCGCTGCAAAGCATTAGGGCGCGGAACAGGATTTGGCGTAGGAGAACCGGGTGACCCAGCTAACACCATTTCTGCCGCACATTCGCATGGCGTATTTGCAACGGCTATCCCCATCAACGACAAAGCCACCAGATGGCAGGGAGGTGGAGAGAGCCGCAACCACGATGGAAGCGGCAACGGTCTTGGCATCGGCAAAGAAGGCGACCCATCACCCACGCTGACCGCTGGCGACCGCCACGGGGTGATGTGCCTGAACGATCAAGGCGGGAATGTGATGGGCGTGAGCCATGACGTTTCCGGGACGTTGAGAGCACAGGAGCATGGGCACCAGCCCTCCGTTCTGGATATGAGCCACGCTTGCGATGTCATCCGAGACTGCGGCGAGGTCAGTCCAAGTCTGCAAGCCCGTATGGGAACCGGCGGCAACCAGATCCCGCTGACGTATCAGGAAACCACCGGGACATTATCTCCCGGTGCGCATCCGGGCAGCTACAATGGGCAGGATGCCTATAACGATATGCTGGTCTGCGGAGCGGCTGCGCCGGATATTGCGCACGCGCTGAAAGCAAAAGCAAACTGCGATTTCCGGGAGGACAGTGAAACGTACCCGGTGCAGAACATGGTGGTGCGACGCCTGACCCCGATGGAGTGCGAACGGCTGCAAGGATTTCCCGACCACTGGACAGACATTGGTGAGTGGCGTGACAGCAAGGGCAAGCTGCGCAAGCCAAGCGACAGCCCCCGGTACAAGGCACTGGGCAATTCCATCGCCCTGCCCTTCTGGGACTTTTTGGCTAAGCGTATCAGTGCGCAATATCTGCGTCCTGTTACGATGGGAAGTTTATTCGACGGTATCGGCGGCTTTCCGCTGGTGTTCGAACGGCACAACGGAAAAGGATCGGCGCGCTGGGCAAGTGAGATTGAGGAATTTCCTATCGCCGTGACGAAACTGAGATTTGGGGAGGATTGACATGACCACATTACGCATGATTCCCGGCATTACATACACCCGGAAAAACCTTGAAGCATTGACCGGTATGCCGGACAGAGAGAACCGCCGGATGATACGGGAGCAGAGGCGGCAGGGTGTGCCTATCGTTGCCATGAAAGACGGCGGCTACAAGCTGGCGGAAACGGAGGAAGAAAAGCAAGCCTTGCTTTCCATGTACCGCAAGCGGGCATTGGACGAGCTGGGGACATACCGCCGCCTTGCCAGAGCTATGCAGGTGGACGGGCAGATGGAGATGGGAGGTGGAAATGGAACGGTTTAACACTCCGCTGACGAAAGAGGCGGCGAAATCACTGCTGGCTTTGGATTTAGAGGACAAGGTGATTACCAGCTACGAGAAGCTGGACGAGTGGTACACCGCGTGGGGCGGGCAGTGTTATGTTTCATTTTCCGGTGGAAAGGACAGCACGGTGCTGGCGTATCTGGCGGCGTGGTACCTGTCGAGTTTCAGGACACCGCCGTGGGAGCTGAACTTGGTGTTTGTGAACACGGGGCTGGAGTACCCGGAGATACAGAAGTTCGTCAACGAGTACGCCGACTGGCTGCGGAGGGAGTTTCCCCGCGTGAACGTAAACCTTGTTCGTCTGCGCCCGAAGATGAACATTCGGCAGGTGGTGACGAAGTACGGGTACAGCATCGTGAGCAAAGAGGTGGCGGGATATGTCAGAGATGCCCGCAGGAACCCAAACGGCTTGAGAATGAAGCGGCTGCGAGGGGAAGCCGTGCGAAAAGACGGTCAGCCGTCTGTCTACAACTGCGAGAAATGGGAATATCTGTTGTACGCACCGTTTGTAATCTCCTCGACGTGCTGCGCCATTATGAAAAAGTCACCGCTGAAAACCTACGCACACAAAACCGGGCAGCAGGCTACAACAGCGACGATGGCGGAGGAAAGCAGATTACGCATGACGTATTGGTTGAATACCGGCTGCAACGCCTTTGAGGGAAAGCAACCGATGGGCAAGCCCATGAGCTTTTGGACGGAGCAGGATGTGCTTCGGTTTATCGTGGAGCGCCAAATACCCTACGCCAGCGTGTACGGCGACATCGTGGCCAGCGACGGCGAAAACGACTACGATGCAACGCTAACGGACTGCAAGCTGCACTGCACTGGCTGCCAGAGAACGGGGTGTGTTTTCTGCGGATTTGGAGCGCACCTCGAAAAAGGCGAAAACCGCTTTGAGCGCATGAAACACACACACCCGAAGCACTACGAATTCTGCATCGGCGGTGGGGCGTATGACCCTGTGGACGGCTTGTGGAAGCCCACTGAAAAGGGGCTTGGATACGCCAGAGCATTGGACTACATCGGAGTGAGGTATTGAAATGAGCATAAAAATTACCATACCCCTGCCGCCGGTTACAAAGAAAAACAGCCAGCGCATTATGCACAGCAGCAAGACAGGGAAATCGTTTATCATGCCGTCGCAGAAGTACATCGACTACGAGGCAAAAGCTGTGTGGTACTGCAAAAAGGCTGGTGTGCATGAGCCGATCGATTATCCAGTGGAGGTTAAATGCCTGTTTTATATGCCCACCAAGCGGCGAGTGGATTTAACCAATCTGCTGGAAGCTGTTGACGATGTGATGGTCAAGGCGCGTGTGCTGCTGGACGATCACTGCGGCATTATCGTCAGTCATGACGAAAGCCGGGTGCTGTACGACAAGGAGACCCCACGGACGGAGGTGAGCATAACCGCCTATGAATGATTTTGACTATGACATCGTGCAGAAAAAGCGTGTTGCAAGAGGTGCGTTTGCCCATGTAAACCGTAAGCGTGGGAAATGCAGATTGCCCAGTGACTATCTCACTGCGGCGCAGAAAAAGGAGATGAACGGAGCGGTGAAAACTTACAACATCACGCGGCCTATGCCGTTGGATGAATTCAAGGGAATGCCGGACGATCTGCAGCGAGAATACCTGCGGAATATGCAGAGTTGTGGAGGGGCAGCTACATACCTTGCAGACGAGATGGGCTGTTGCAGCGCCACCATCAGAGAATATGGAGAAAAGCTGGGCGTGCCGTTTGTGCGAGGTGGTCGGAACCTTGACTTGTGGCAAAAGAAACTATCGGAGTGGCACACAGCCGAAGTGACGGCAGCAGAAACGCCGGAGAAGCAGACCGACGAAATTGCCCCACCCGCAAGGAGTGCAGAGCTGCTGCACGCACGGCTCACTATCCGGGGAGACCGGGAAAGCGTTTTGCAGAATCTGCGCCTGCTTATGCCGGATAAATGTGAAGTCACGGTTGAGTGGTGAGAGGAGGAGAAAACTTGTGAAGGAGCATATTACCACTGGAGGGAAAACGCTTTGCTGGACTTGTAGAAAAGCGTATGGAGGATGCTCATGGACAGAAGTAGACTACACAAAAAAGGGCTGGCCTATACGCTTTGAGCCGGTAAAGGGATGGAATGCAATTCCCACCAAAAATGAAAAATACACATCGTTTTTGGTGGTAAGTTGCCCAGAGTACGATCCTGATGATAGAAAGGAGGATACACATGACGGCAGATTTTGCGGGTATGGGGAAGCGCCTGCGGGAGGCGAGGGAGAAGGAACTTATGTCGCAGAATGATTTGGCTTTGGAATCTGGTGTAGCACCATCGACAATCAGCTATATTGAGTGTGGACACAGCACCGCATCGGTGTGGGTGCTGGCACATATCTGTGATGCGCTTGGGGTATCTATGCAATGGATGGTATACGGGAGAGGAAGAAAATGAGCAGAAAGAGCATATTTACAGTTGCCGGAGGTGCGGCCCTTGGTCTGCTGATTGCCGCCGGGATATTGTGGGGGGAGCTGATTGCCGCCGAAGCAGAATATGCGGTGGAGCAAGAGCCTGATTTGCCTCCGGTGGCGGAAGCAATCCGCCAAGAAACGCCACAGGAAGCCGCCTACACGAACGAAAGCACCATGACCGTGACAGCATACTGCCCCTGTGAAAAATGCTGTGGAGCGTATTCAAACGGCTATACAGCCACAGGAGCGAAAGCCACACAGGGCGTGACCATCGCAACGGATCCGGATGTTATCCCGATGGGTACGGAGGTTGAGATTGATGGGCATATCTACATAGCGCAGGATGTGGGCGGAGCAATCAGCGGAAACCGCATTGACCTGTACTTTGATAGCCACGAGGACGCACTCCAATGGGGTGTTCGGGAAAAGACTGTGAGGTGGAACGATGGAAAGACTGACATTTGATGGGAACTTCTGCGACATTGCGCAGTGCCGGGAGCTGCCTTGCCAACACGGCGGGAACTGCTCACAAAAGCAAGTGTGGGAGCGGCTGAAAGCCTATGAGGACACGGGGCTTGGACCGGAGGAAGTCGAAAGGTCTAAACTGGAAATCGAAGCCGGATGCGTTAAAGCAATAGCAAGAACATACGGGATTGACATCAATCGTCTACGGAAATTAGCCGAGGCTGACAAGGATGGTCGGCTGGTGGTGCTGCCGTGCAAGGTGGGCGACGGGCTTTACGAAGTAACGGGTCGAAAAACGATCAGTGTATATAAAGTTAGAGCCATCCGCGTGGAATTGTTTGGCTTGTTTATCGAGTGGGACATCGAAGAAGGGTTTGTTTGGCAATCGCTGGCAGGTATAAACGCCGGAGAAATCGGCAAGACCGTATTCCTGACCCGCGAGGAAGCGGAGAAAGCATTGGAGGCGATGAAGGATGAATATTGAAAAGAAAAAGGATGAACTGCTTGCGGTTCTTGCAGAATTGGATGCCGAAATCAAAACCCTAAGTGATCGCATCGCAAAAGCGCGTGAGGACTTGGCGAACGTTTACACGATGGACGATGCGAAACGATTTGACGAGAACTGTGACCTTGAGAAGGGCCTAAAGCACATTCAACTGTTTTAGGAGTGCTGACAATGGATGAACCGAAGAAGCCTTTTTACCGCAACAAGAAATGGAAACTTGGCAGAAGTTTCGGCTGGTGGCATATACCGTACTGCCCGCATTGCAAGCGGCAGTTGGGGCTGATGGCCGAAGAGCAGAAAGCTGAAAAATGCACGATGTGCGGCAAACCGTTAGAATGGGATGGTGCTGAAAATGGCAACAAAGAGAGTGTGTGACCGTTGCGGAGCGGAGATAAACCCGTTCAACTCCGTCACCTATGCCGGTATGCGGCGAGTTAAAAACGACATAAACGACAACGACTACGAACTGTGTGTTTCGTGCGCTCACGAACTGCGGAAGTGGTTCAATGGGGAGGAAAACGACAATGGCTGAATATATTGAACAGATTACTTGGCATGAGGTCACTTGCCGTGCCTTAACAGACGAAGAAAAGGCCGAGTATGCAAAAAGAGGATATGCCGACTATGAAGTCCCGGAGTACATTTTTGACTGCGAGATGCCGGATGATGGTGACGAAATCCTGATTGCCACAAGATGTGGCGTTGACAAGGATATCTGCTCTGTGGACTGTGACGAGTGCAACAACCTGATTGGGCTGGAAGATCGCGGAGATTGGGATGGCGTGCTTGCATGGGCAGCAATGCCGAAGTATAACGGAGGTGCGGAATGTTAATTTGCAATTGCCCTGACGAGGTGGAATGCCCCGCAATAGGATCAGATGTGGTGTGTTTTCCGTGGTGCGAATATCTGGAGGACGGTGACGGCGATGCGGCTGAAGCTGCGGAGAACGGAAGGACTATGATTAAAGACAGCGGAGAAAGAACCAAGTTTCCAAGCGGAGCGCTCCGGGATATGCACACGGGCAAGGGGCGGATGGATTTGCTCCCTTGGTTGGCTATCATGGAAGTGTCGAAGCACTGCGAGGCGGGTGCTTTGAAATACGGGGAGCATAATGTCGATAAAGGAATCCCAACCCACAGTTTGTTAGATTCCGCCATTCGCCACGCAGCAAAATATTTGGCGGGCTATGTAGATGAGCCGCACCTTGTAGCTGCGGCGTGGAACCTACTGTGGGCGATCGAGATGGAGATTGCCCATCCTGAATGCGTGGACACTCCGTGGAGGGCAGACGATGGCGAATAAAGGCGCAATGCTGGAAGCCTTGGAGGAAATCGAGAACGGTATGTGCCGCATTAAGGAGCGACGGAGCATTTGGCAGAATAGCCTTGTATATGCACTCTGCCAAGCTGTGCGGCTGCTTCTGATGGACAAGATCAAGGAGGGACGGAAATGAGAATTGACGGCAAAACCCTGCCCAACAACCCCATGAAAGCGTATCAGCAGGGAAAGCTGATAGGGACAAAGCAGAATATGGATTTGGTATCCGAAGTGCTGCTTACAAAGTTTGGATTCCATGTGCTGGAGGAAACGCCGGACAGCCACGACACCATGAGCATTGAGTATCTGCAAAAGTGCCTTGTGAAGCTGGTGAATGCAAAGAACAGCGGCTATGTGACCAAGAAAGACATTGCGGACGCGCTGCGGAGCGACTACAAACTAATCAACAACGCAGAGTGAGGAGGCGGGCATGAGTCGAAAACAAAAACTGCCGTATGATGTGCGGCTTGAGTGCATCGCCTATGTCAGAGGTTATCCCCGGAGAGTACAGGCATACAACGATGCGCGGAGCGAGATACTGAGCGGCGGAAGCAGTGCAACGGAGGGAATGCCCCGCTCTCCAGGCATTGGTAGGCCGTCCGAAAGCAAGGCGGAGCAGCTTGCCGCCATAGAAAACTGGCCGGAAACCAAGAAAATGCGGGCTGTAGAATACGCCATAGACCGCTGCGGGCTGGATTTGGAGAGCGAGAGCGTCCGAAAGCAGCTTACACAGGGGATCATGCGCAACTGTCAGGGCAAGCACAAGTATTCTCGAAGTAGGATCATCGTGCCGGGGATAAGCGAGCGGACATTCAGCAGGAGAAAAGAGCAGTTTTTGCTTGACATAGCCATATATTGTGGTTTTGCAGAGAAAGTTGGCACAAATTCCGCCTAATGATGTGCTACAATAGGTACAGTGGATGATAAGGCATAGCCATCCACCCGTCTTTCCACTCAACCCGTTTCCTCCATCTTATGCGCCGCCGGTATTGGGCGCACCTTCTGGCACCGCAAGGTCATACCGGCACAAACAGCCTGTAGGGAAACCTATGGGCTGTTGTCATATGCCGTGCGCTCGTTGCACCCCACGATCAGGGGCGGGAGGTCGCACCTCCCACACGGCACAAATATATGCGGGCGGAAGCTGGGAGGAATCAGCTCCGATAGTAAAATTTCGGGTTCGCAGGTTCGAATCCTGTCGCCTGCACAAGAGGCCGGGTAGCACCCGGACACTGTGAGACCGCAATCGTCACGGCCTTGTGTAAAGGCCGGTGACCTGCGCCAGCAGGAGCCGCAGGTAATCTGGGCAGCTCCTCACGCCACGCTCCCAGTCCTCCAGCGTGCGGGTGGGGATACAATAACGGGTGGCAAAGGCCACCTGCGACAGGCCGGTGTGCTGACGGATGTCCCGGATCGTCAGGTGGGCGGCGTCCCAGAGACGCGCCAGCAGGTCGATGCGGTCTGCGGGTATGTCCGCATCTGGTGCATCGCCCCAGACGGAGGACAGCGACCAGTCGGAGACAAAGGCGTCTCGGTCGGAAGAAGAAAGCGCTGCGCTGAACAAGGAAAAAAACAGTTTGTCTGTCATTTTTAGGATCCTTTCATCGTCAAAATTGTAAAAAAGGAAAAGCACCGAAAACCGGTGCTTTTCCTGCGGTTGAAGGGTTTGTCCTTCTTGCTATTTCAACCCACGGCGGCAGGATCGAGCCGCACCAGATGCAAGCGCCTCCTGCATCCGACAGAAATAGTTTACCACGCTGCACAGGAAGTGTCAAGCACCATCATGACCGTGTTCCGCCCGCCGGATATGCGGCGTTTTCAAGCTCCCACCGCTCTTCCTGCGTCAGGGTGCTGGCGATCATGTCCGCGATCTGCTGCTGGGTCTTGTACCGTACCGCAAGTCCGACCTTCGTGACGTCATCGTCGTGGTAGACCGTCCATTCCTCCCGGTCCCAGTGGTACTTGCACCAGACATCGCCGGTAGACTTGTCGTAAAAAATCTCCGCATACTCCCCCGTGCGGGAGCCGAGCCCCTTGGTGGCGTTGGAGGCGTTGGCCAATGTCTCCTGGTTGATGTTCCGTCCGTGGGTGTTGATCTCCATGCTCCGTTCCTCCTGTCGAAAATTTTCATGGGCGGGGTTGGTCGGGTCAGCCCCGCCCGCAGCGTACCTGCGATCAGGCGGTCAGCTCTGCTGCCGTAGCGGCCACGCGCTCCTCGGCGGCGCGGATGCTGTCCGCCTTGCTGTAGGTGTGGGCCACCGGGTCGTCCCGGTAATCGTGTGCGGCGAAGGCGTCCGCTGCGGACTTGCTGTCGAACCATGCCTCACGGCAGAAGCTGGATCCCCATACTGCGTAGGTGACGGAATAAAAAGTCTTTTTCATGATATTTTCCTTTCTGCCGCTGTGCGGCTACCCTGTCCTTTGATCTGTCTATATAATACCACGCATTGCGTGGTTTGTCAAGGGGGAAAATTAAAAAATGAAAAATGACACAAGTTTGCACATATTTTTCCGGGAGCCAGCATGGGACAATAGAGCTGGCGGAAGCCCAGATCGCCAAAAATTTCTATGCGGCATAGGTGCCCCGTAAGGGGAGACCACAGCGAGTGACGGGGACTTTCCCTGAAGCGCTAAAGCAGGGCAGGACTGCAATGCCGCACCAAAAGCGGAGAGCCGCTGCCGTGGGCAAATGGCATAGCGCCTGCCCGGAAGTGCGGCTATACCGCTCAGAAGTGAGCTGTGGAAAAGACATTGCCACCTGCTGGCAAACTGTGTAACCCATGTTTGAGAGCTTCCAGAAGGCCGCATGGGAGGGGAAAGACTGTTACTGTAGCCAAGGGGTGGGGGCTGGTGACAAAACAGGAGGAAAGCATGGAAATCACAAAACGGCGGCTTGCGGATATTGTGCCGTATGCCGGCAACGCAAAAAAGCATGATAAACGGCAAATCAACAATGTTGCGGAGAGCATCAAGCAATACGGCTTTGTGCAGCCGATTGTGATTGACCGTGATGGAGTTATCGTCATTGGGCATTGCAGAGCGTTGGCTGCTCAGAAATTGGGCATGGAAGAAGTGCCCTGTGTCTGCGTGGACGATCTGACACCGGAGCAGGTGAACGCCCTGCGGCTGGTAGATAACAAGAGCAACGAGAGCGATTGGGACTTTGACCTGCTGGCTGATGAGCTGCCGGGGCTTGACTTGTCTGCTTTTGACTTTGATTGGGGTCTGCGTGATGAACTCGACACGTCAGTGGTAGAGGACAACTACGATCCCGTTTTACCGGCAGAGCCGAAGAGCAAATTGGGCGATGTGTACCAGCTTGGAGACCATCGCCTTATGTGCGGAGACAGTACGTCTTTGACAGACGTACAGAAGCTCGTGGGGGGGGCACAAATGGATTTGCTGCTCACAGACCCCCCGTACAATGTGGACTATCAGGGCACCGCCGGGAAGATTAAGAACGACAATATGGAGGATACGGCCTTCAGGCGATTCCTGACGGATGCTTTCTCCAATGCGGCGATGGTCATGAAGCCCGGTGCTCCGTTCTACATCTGGCATGCAGACAGCGAGGGGTATAACTTCCGAGGCGCGTGCAGAGATGCGATGCTGCGTGTCCGGCAGTGCCTGATCTGGGTGAAGAACTCCCTTGTGATGGGGAGACAGGATTTTCAGTGGAAACATGAGCCTTGCCTGTATGGTGAGAGCGAGATTGAAGAGGAAGCGCACGAACCTTGTCTGTACGGATGGACGGAAGGCAAGAAGCACTATTTCTTCAAGAACCGCAGGCAGACAACCGTGTTGAATTTTGATAAGCCTGTAAAATCTGCGGAGCATCCGACCATGAAGCCGATTAAGCTGTTTGATTACCAGATGCAGTGCTCCAGTAAGCCGGGTGAGAATGTGCTTGACCTGTTCGCTGGGTCCGGCACAACAATTATGGCAGCGGAGCAGAATGGCAGACACGCTTTCTGCATGGAGTACGATCCGAAGTATGCGGATGTCATTATTGATCGATGGGAAAAGTTTACCGGAGAAAAGGCGGTGCTTCTGCATGACGATTGAAGAAGCGCAGGCGATCATTGCAAAAACTAACAGCCCATATTTAAAGCGGGACATGGAGAAGTTTATTAAACGCCAGCAGAGAAAGGAGGGTGCGTATGGCAAGGCCAAGAAAGGAAATAGATCAGAAGCAGTTCGAGAACCTCTGCGGCCTGCAATGCACGCTTGAGGAAATCTGCGGCTGGTTTGATGTGACCGATAAAACATTGGATAGTTGGTGTAAACGCACCTATCATGCCAGTTTTTCCGAGGTATTTAGGCAAAAGCGAGGAGCGGGGAAAATTTCACTGCGTCGGAGCCAGTGGCAGCTTGCGGCAAAGAACGCAAGCATGGCTATTTGGCTGGGGAAACAGTACCTTGGGCAGCGCGATATTGTGGAGATGGGGTTGCCGACTGACAACACGCAGGATGACGCATTGAGTGTGAGTCTGCGTGAAATGGCAGAAGGGTTGGAGAGCGATGATTAGCCCGAAGCAAGCAAAAATCCTTGCTTTCCCCTATTCCAAGTATGACGCGCTGATCTGCGACGGCGCCGTGCGTTCCGGCAAGACCTCCATCATGATGTGGGCGTTCGTCCGCTGGGCGATGGAAAATTTCAGCGGTCAGCGCTTCGGCGTGTGTGGCCGCACGGTGGATAGCTGCACAAAGAACATTATAGTGCCGTTCACGGCGATGAGCCTTGCAAAAGAACGTTATCTCATCCGCTGGCGGCGCGGTGACAAGGTGATGGAAGTGCGGCGCGGAGCCGTGACGAATTACTTTGAGGTGTTCGGCGGCAAGGATGAGGCCAGCTATACGCTGATCCAAGGCCGCACGCTGGCGGGGGTGCTGCTGGACGAGGTGGTGCTGATGCCGCGTTCGTTCGTGGAACAGGCATTGACCCGCTGCTCGGTAGATGGTGCAAAACTGTGGTTTTCCTGCAACCCGGGAAGTCCACAGCATTGGTTTTATACAGAGTGGATACAGAGGAACAAAGAGCGGAACGCGCTGTATCTGCATTTTGAAATGACGGACAACCCCGGTCTGTCGCAGAAAACGCTGGAGCGGTATCAGTCGATGTTTACGGGCGTGTTTTATGATCGTTACATCCGGGGACTGTGGGTGCTGGCCGAGGGGCTGATCTATCCCATGTTTGACGAGAGCTGCATTGTGGACGAGCTGCCGGAAAAGGGAGAATACTATGTTTCCTGCGACTACGGAACACTTAACCCGTTTTCTGCAGGACTTTGGTGCTGGGACGGCAAGTCGGCCACGCGCATCCGCGAGTATTACTATTCCGGGCGCGAGAACCAAAAGAACAAGACAGACGAGGAATACGCTGACGAAATTAAAAAGCTCATTGGCGAGGCGGATGTCAAAAGCATTATCGTTGACCCGTCTGCCGCTTCGTTTATCGAGGTCTTGCGGCGGCGCGGTTATATGGTCCGCAAGGCCAACAACGATGTGACAAACGGGATTATGACTACGGCGCGGTTTTTGCAAGACGGCATTCTTAAGGTGCATCGTGGCTGCAAAGACTGCATCCGCGAGTTTGGGCTATATCGGTGGGACGAAAAATCCGCCGACGACAGGCCAATCAAGGAAAACGACCACGCAATGGACGAAACGCGCTATTTTGCCTATACGATTTTGAAAAATAAGGCGTATAAGCGCGATTACGTCCCCATTTGGAGCAGATAGGAGTGAGAGGCTATCAAAACTTACAATGACCTTGTTGCGGTCGGAGAAAGTGACCAGGCGCGGATTGGGTTTATTCGCGGAGCAATCAACGAGCATCGAAGCTCACACGCATACAAGACGGCGGCGGATGCTGAGGAATATTACAATGGCCTGAATCCGACCATTAACCGCTATGAAAAGATCATCTACGATATGCAGGGCCGTGCCCACACGGATATGTGGACGGCAAACCATAAGCTGGCCAGCCGTTTCTTCGGCCTGGCGGTGGATCAGGAAGTTTCATATCTGCTGGGCAACGGCGTAACCTTTGCGGAGAAGGAAACGCCGAACAAGCTATGCCCGGACTTTGACCAGGAAGTCATGGATGCGGCGCGGGCGGCGAAAATCGCAGGCGTATCCTTCGGCTTTTGGGATCTGACGCATCTTCGGGTGTTCTCCCTGCTTGAGTTCGTCCCCCTCTATGATGAAGAGGACGGCGCGATGAAAGCCGGTATCCGGTTCTGGCAGGTGGCACAGGATAAGCCTATGAGAGCGACGCTGTATGAGATCGACGGCTTTACCGAGTATTTCCAGCCCAGCGGCGAGGATATGGCCGTCATGCAGCCAAAGCGCAGCTATAAGCTGATCGAGCGCAAGGCGGAAGTCGGCGAAACAGAGATTTACGACGGCGGGAATTATCCGAGTTTCCCCATCGTCCCGCTGAAAAACAACAAGCGGTGTCTCTCCGAAATCGTCGGCAAGCGCAACACCATTGACGCGCTGGATCTGGCGTCCTCGAACATGGTTAACAATGTGGATGAGGGCAACCTGATTTATTGGGTGCTGTCTAACTGCAACGGCATGGACGACCTCGACGATGCAAAGTTTGTGGAGCGCTTGAAAACCACGCACGTTGCCCACGCCAACGGCGATGATGGCGCAAAGGTGGAGAGTAAAACCATCGAGGCACCCTATGAGGGCACCAGCAGCACCATTGATATGCTCAAGAAAAAGCTATACGAGGATTTTCAGTGCTTTGACGCGGCGGCGGTATCTGCCGGGAACCAGACGGCGACCGCGATCAAGGCCAGCTATGTGCCGCTGGATCTGAAAACAGACAAGTTTGAATCCGAGGTCACGCGGTTTATTGTGGAAATCCTGCGTCTGGCGGGCATTGAGGACAAGCCGAGCTACACGCGCAATCAGATCATCAACAAGAGCGAGGAAACGCAGAACATTCTTCTGGGTGCGGCGTATTACGATGACGAATACATCACAAAGAAGCTGCTGACGATCAACGGTGACATTGACCAGTACGAGGACATGGCAAAGCGGAAGGCTGCAGAAGAGATTGACCGGAGCTTTGCGGAACCGGATGCGCCGGAGGTGAACGGCGATGGCGAACAGTGACCTCGGACACCAGCTGACCGACAAGGAACTTGCAAAGCTGGAACGGCGCATTGCGAAGTTGTACCGTGAGGCTGGGGAAGAGATGCAAGCTACCATAGACGCATACTTTGAGCAATTCAAAAAGCGCGACGAGGAAATGAAGGCGCTGATCGGCACCGTGCAGAACGGCAAGGAATGGACGGAGGCCGACTATAAGCAATGGCGGCTCAACCAGATCGGGCGCGGGGAACGCTATCAGGCCATGTGCGATAAGGTGGCGCAGAGGGCGACCGACGCAAACGCTGTGGCGGTTTCCTATACCAACGATGCGACGCCGGGTATTTACAGCCTGAACCGCAATTATGCGGCTTACACTATTGAACAGGTCGCTGGGAATATCGGCTTTGACCTGTGGGACGAGCAGACGGTAAAGCGGCTTATAATAGAGCAGCCGGACTTAATGCCGTACTACCCAAAGGACAGGGCACTGAAACGCGGTATCGACCTTGCGTATGGCAAGAAACAAATCACGGCAAGCGTCACCAGCTCCATCTTGCAGGGAAAGAGCATCAAGCACATGGCGGATGATCTGCAAAAGCGCATTACCACCATGAGTCGCGATTCCGCCATCCGCACCGCCCGCACAGCCGTGACCGGCGCACAGAATGCCGGACGCATGGACAGCTACGCAGCGGCGGAGAAGATGGGGATAAAGCTCAAAAAAGAATGGTTGGCTACGCTGGACGCGCGTACACGCCACTCTCATGCCATGCTTGACGGCGAACAAGTGGCGCAGGAAAAGAAGTTTTCTAACGGTTGTCGTTTTCCCGGCGACCCACAAGGACCACCGTGGGAGATATATAACTGCCGCTGTACGCTGATTGCCGCCGTGGATGGGGTAGATACATCAGACGGGCTGCGTAGGACACGCGACGGGCTTATATCTGACATGACATATGCACAGTGGGAAGCGTCAAAGCGAGGATATGATGGGAAACAACTGTCAGCGTACCATAACGGGAATAAAAACACGGCCAAAGACGTAACGAAAAAATACATTGAAAATGCCACGCCACGCATGGGCAAAGTGCGATATGAGAACGGATATCGCATAAAAGACCACAAAACAGAAATAGAGGTTGCAGACCAGCTCAGAGAGCGATTAGGTGGGAAGATCGTACTGCTGAAAGAAGCAAATACACAGGGGGCAAAAACACCGGATTATCTGTGGCGCGGAAAACAATGGGAACTTAAAAGCATATCAACCGCAAAAGCCGCAGATTCCGCAGTACGAAGTGCTATAAAACAAATTAAAAGCAATCCCGGAGGAATTATATTGCAGTGCGGCAATGGCATTGACGAAAATGAATTGAAAAGAACTGTGGACATGAGAGCACGCAGAAAGCAAGATTTTGACTTTGACATAATTGCAATCAATGGTTCGGGGGAATTGCTGTTTGCGAGAAGATACAAAAAATGAGCCGCCCCCCCGCCAATGGGCAGAGGTTCGGCTCGAAAAACGGAAACATAAGTTTCCTCACTGTCAGTATATGCAATCCCCGTAAAAAAGTCAAGAGGTATTTTGTGATGAGCGTTGAAATCACCGACAACAGCAAAGAAGTCTCTGCCGCCATCAAAGCGGCACTGCTGCGCGGGCTTGAAAAATGCGGGCTGGTGGCAGAGGGATATGCGAAAAAGCTGTGCCCCGTGGATACCGGCAATCTGCGCAACAGCATTACCCATGTGGTAGACGAGCAGGAACCGGCGGCAATCATCGGAACGGACAACGAGTATGCCGCTTATGTTGAGCTTGGCACCGGCATTTACGCCGAGGGCGGCGGCGGACGGCCTACACCGTGGGTGTATCAGGACGCAAAGGGAAATTGGCATTACACGCGTGGCAACAAGGCACAGCCGTTTTTGAAACCTGCTGCCGCCGACCATGCCATCCAATACCGGAAGATATTGGAGGACGAACTGAAATAGGAGCTAATTGCTTACAAATTGTATGCAGTTGGCTCTTTTTGTTAATTACCGCAAAGGACAGCGGTTTTTATAAAACTATCGTTTCCGAAGGAACGGAACCGAAGAAAAGGAGATAGTGTCATGGCACTTACACGAAAACTTTTGAAGGGTATGGAGCTTACCGATGAGCAGGTTGATACCATCATCGAGGCGCATACCGACACCGTGGACGGCCTAAAGGCGGATGTGACCCGCTACAAGGCCGATGCGGAGAAGCTGCCCGGCGTTCAGAAGCAGTTGGACGACCTCAAGGCAGCGGGTGACGGCGGTTATCAGGAAAAGTACGAGAAGGAGCACAAGGCCTTTGAGGACTTCAAGGCAGACGTCACGGCAAAGGAAAGCAAGGCGGCAAAGGAAAAGGCCGTGCGCGCTTACTTTGAGAGCAAAAACATCACCGGCGCGAATTTGGACCTTGCCATGCGTGGCTGCGGCGAGGAAATGGCCGCATTGGAGATGGACGGCGACAAGATCAAGGACACCAAGAGCCTTGATGCGCTCGTAGACGGCACCTACAAGGGGCTTGTCTCCACCACGCAGACGCACGGGGCGAATCCCGCCAACCCCCCGGCAAACACCGGCGGCGCAAAATCCCGAGAGGACATCTACAAGAAGGACGATAAAGGCCGCTATGTGATGTCTACGGCGGAGCGCCAGAAAGCGCTTGCCGATCTGATGGCAAGCGAAAACAACTGATTTTTTGAAAGGAGCTATTTATGGCTGCGAAAACTAATGTAACAACTTCCGCGCAGTTTACTACTTCCGCACGCGAGGTGGATTTTGTGTCCCGCTTTGCTGACAACTGGGACGCGCTGCGCAACATCATGGGCCTGTCTCTTATACACATCTCCGAGCCCACGAGACGC